TGTCTCTCAGGCACTTGCCCCACACGGCATCGCGCCGTATCGCGTCACTGGCGCGTTCTGGGGGCAGTGCCTTGAGCGAGCCATGCAGTATTGCATGGACGACAACGACGTAATCCTGACCATAGATTACGACAGCGTCTTCTCGACCAAGACTTTTGAGGCGTTGGTGGCCCTCTTTTGCCACTCTGGCGTCGATGCCATCGCCCCGCTCCAGACCAAGCGGGAGGCCAACACAATCATGCTCTCTCTGCCGGGCGTCGGCCCTGAGGAGAAGAAGGATGTCGATGACGAATGGTTTAAGAAGTCGGTGCAGCTTGTGGACACCGCCCACTTCGGACTGACGCTGATTCGGGTGTCGGCACTCAAGAGGCTGCCGAAGCCATGGTTCCTCGCCGCCGCCGGCGCGGACGGCACCTGGGAGGCTCCCGACCACGTTGACGAAGACATCTTCTTCTGGAACCAGTGGAAGGCCGCCGGTAACAAGCTTGGCATCGCCACGGCAATCTCCATCGGCCACATTGAGCCGATGATCACCTGGCCCAGTCGCGAAACCGGCACGGGCAAGGTGCAGCAGCACACAACCGAGTATTGGAAGGGCGGCGCAGGCCCGAAAGAAGCATGGGGGATCGTTCGATGAGTGCAGTCCGAGAAGGGGCAATTCGCATTCGTGTTCTGGTCGGCTTTGCTGCTTACCCAGTGGGCAGCGTATTCGACTGGGATCGCGGGATGGCGATCGAATTGATCAAGCAAGGGCTGATCGAAGAGTTCCCTGAAGAGCGGATCGAGACAGCCGAGGCCGCCGAGGAGCGTGGGCTTGAACGAGCAGACATGCCAGACACCAAAGTGCGGAGAAGGAAATGAGTTCCATCGATTACTCTGCGCCGCAAAGCCCGTCAGTAATGACGACTGTCTTGTTCGGCTTGCCCAGAAACTCCTCGCCGACGATCACTCCGTATCGGAGTCTTGCCCGAGTTGTGCAGCCAACCGTCGAGCCGGTCAGCCTGCTTGAGGCGAAGGCCCACTGCCGCGTTGATACCGAAGACGACGATGCCTATATCCAAGGTCTGATCAGCACTGCTCGCGAGTATGTGGAGGAAATCCACGACGTGACGCTGATCACGTCCACCTGGGAGGCCCGCTACTACTGCTTCCCGCTGTGGGAGCTTGTGCTGCCACGCCTGCCGATGCTGGATGCCCCGATCACGGTCACCTACCGCGACCAAGAGGGCGCTTTGCAGTCGATCACCAGCACTGCCGGCCAGTTTCAGGTCGATCGGCATACCGTCCCCGGCCGCATCTACCCGCTCTACGCCAACTACTGGCCGCCGGTGCGAGGGGACGAGAACAGCGTCATCGTCAACTGGCAGGCCGGCTACGGGCCGAGCGGGGACAGCGTCCCCCGGCTGCACCGGAATCAAATCCTGCTCTTGGTCGGCCACTGGTACGTCAATCGTGAGGCGGTTGGCATCGGCAACTACGGGGCGATCCCGATGACGTTCGACACCCTGCGGGCCGCCGCGGACTGGGGAGCCTACCGATGAGCATTGAGGCCCGAATCGACACCGATGTCGTCTACCAAGACAACGACGGCACGACCCTGACGGTGGGCGTCCAGTCGGAGCATCTGAGGCTCACGCCGCTCTACTGCTCCTCCACCAGCGGCACTGTGGGGACTTCTGCGGTGACATTGGCCGCCCCGGCGTCAATCTCCACCCTGGCTCTCAAGAACACGGGAAACGGCGTCCTGCGAGTCGCAGGGATGGATTTCGCGGCGGGGCGGGTCGCTGTCCTGCCGGTGACGGCGACGATCACGGTAACCGCACCCGCCGTGGCCTCGAGCTACACAGCCGTGTGGGTGGGGTGACATGCAGACAGCCGGCCCACTGAGCGAGCGGGTGACCGTCCAAGCACCGACGACGGTGCGCAATGCGCTTGGTGAGTCAACGATCGGCTGGGGGACGGTCGGCACGGTCTGGGCCAGCGTCAACGGTCTGAGCAGCCGCGAAGTGATGATGGGGATGCAGGCCAACGCGCTGGTGACCTACAAGATTCGGATTCGCTTCTTCACCGGCATCACCCACCAGCACCGCCTGCTCTGGCGTGGCAGGACGATGGAGATCGCCAGCGTTGTCGAGAGGGACAATCGCACCATGCACGAAATCCTGGCAAGGGAGGTGGAGTGATGGCACTTTACAGGCACAACGCCACGCCGCGGGATATCAACGGATCGACGGCACTTCAGCAACTCAATCAGTTCGTCACCATCAGAACTTCGGGCGTTCGTCAACTTTACGAACAACTTGACAAGATGGCCGGCGAAACGCTCTCGACTCAGATTCTGAAGCATGCCGTTCGCACCGCATCCAAGATTGTCGAAGAAACGTACAGGAGCAAAGCCCGCCAGCATGTGGCAACCGGCAACCTCGCGAATTCCGTCACGACCGTCCCGCGTGTCTACAAGAACGACAACGGAAGCAAGGCGGTTGTCGATGTAGTTGGCCCGAGGCAAACCGGAAACATCGGCTCGCAGAAAGGCCAAGAATCGGGCAACCATGCCTGGCTGGTCGAGTTCGGCAGTGGGCCACGCCGGCCGGGAACCGAGAACCGCCGCACCTACGTCAACGTGCATCAGTTGGTGAACGGGAAGATGCGGCCTGCGCGCGGCAGGAGCATGAACGACAAGCAGTTCGCCAACGCTGGCGCTGGCTACTACTTTCTCATGGGCAGTCTTCGCGAGCGAGGCCCAGGCAGTTCGTACTCAAGGGATTTTGCAGGCAGCGGCCCAAACGGCGACGGCAGGAAGCAGCATCCGATCACGCTCAAGCCGGGCGAGACAATCGCCCCGATGCCAGCCATGCATCTCATGCGAGACACGATCTCCGAATGCCAAGCCGACGTGCTGCGGACGCTTGAAAGCATGCTTTCGGCGGCAGTCAGGAAATACCAATGATCCTCACCCCCGAAAAACACGTCTACATGCGGCTCGTCACCACCCCCGCGGTGGCGAGGTTTGTCGGCTTCCAGGTTTACCCGATTGCCGTGCCGCGGACAGACGCCGCCCTCCCATACATCGTCTACAAGCGGGCGAACATCAGCCGGGATTCCCACATGTCTGGGCCAACCTTCATGCCGCTGGTGAGTCTCCAGATCGCCGCCTGGGCGTTGACATACGACACTGTGCGGGAACTTGGCGACGAAGTTCGCCTCGCTCTGGATGGTCACACTGGGACGCTGGCAGGGGTTACAATACAAGATATGAGGCTGGTGTCCGAGGTGGACGATTTCCTTGACCCCACCATGTACGGATCGCAGCTTCCACCAGCATACGAAGTTAGGCAGCTTTACCATATTCGGTGGCAAGAGGCTACCGGGTAACACAACCAGCGCAAGGAGGCGCAACGATGGCAGGTATTTCCGCACAGGGACTGACGTTCACGTTCCCGACGACCGCAGTCACCAACACTCTCATCATCACCAGCGTCAATGTCAGCGACAGCCAAGACCTCATCGACGGCAGCCACCTGGGGATCGCCCCCAACGGCCGGCGTGAGTACGTCGGTGGGTTCGCTACGATGCGGGAAGTGTCGTGCGACGTTATCACCACGGTTCTCTCGACCGCTGGCACGTCTGGCGCTCTCACGATCTCCGGCCCACTGTCCTTCAGCGGCAACGCCACGATCGTTTCCAGCAACGTGGGTGGTTCCATCGGCGACCTCATCAAAGGCAGTCTCACCTTCCGCGTTGCGTAAAGGTGCTGCATGGCTGGATTCATTGCTCACGGCGCTACGTTCTCGTTCAACGGGATCGTGGCGAAAGTCACTGGCATGTCGGTTGAGTCCCCCGTTGCGGAGATCACCGACATGACCAGTGTCTATGACCCTGCCGGAAGTAATGTCCTCGTCCCGACCGGAGCATGGTCGGGCGGCAGCGTCAACGTGGATTACATCGCCGACGCTGGCGGCACCGACATGCAGACTGTCGTCAGGCAAGTTGGGCAGTTGAACTTTGGTTCAAGCGGCCTGACTGTCGCCCGCCAAGTCATCCTTGAGTCTGCGTCTGTTGACGTTCGCACCGCAGAGTTGGTGCGAGGGTCTTTGAAGTTTCGTTTGACTGATTATTACCCCTCCTAGTTGCAGGTGTTTGATGCCAGTTCTTGATGCAAAAGCCATTCTCGCCGCCAACGATGCCAAGCTGGAGCTTGTCAACGTCCCAGAGTGGAACGGCGACGTTTACGTCCGCGTCCTCCGCGGCACCGACCGCGACATCTTCGAGGAAAGCCTCCAGAAGGAGAAGGACAAGCCGATTCGATCCAAGTTCCTCGTCCTGACGTTGTGCGACGACATCGGCAAGCGGCTGTTCACGTCCGACGCTGACATCGCCGCCCTCGGCGACAAGAACAGCGTCGTACTGAATCGGCTGTTTGATGCCGCGTGGGCGCTCAACTACTTCCGGCCGGAGGACGTTGAAGCCATGGGAAAAGATTCGCCGAGCGCCCCGAGCGACGGTTCTATTTCCGCCTAGCTCTGGCCCTCGGCAAGACGGTCAAGCAGTTGTTGGAAGAAATCGACAGCCAAGAGATCGCGGAGTGGTACGCCTTCGACCAGAGGTGGCCGCTCCCCGATCCTTGGCAACAGACAGCCCGCCTGGCTCGCATCGTGATGTGTGCCAGCGGGAATTACAAGAAGAACGACATCCCCGACGAAGACGCATTCATCCCATCCAGCCGGAAGCCAGGGCAGACAGAAGAGCAGATCGTGGCCGAGCTAATGAAGCTCCAAAGGTGACTTGATGGCTTACCTCGGCAAAATCTCTGCGGTAGTGGGCGTCAGCACGGGCGACTTTGAGTCGAAGCTGAATCGTTGCGCCAGCGAAGTCACGAACTTCTCCAACAAGGTCGTTCGTTCGCTGGCGGCCACAAGCGGGCAGACCGGCGCGTCGTTCGATCAGATGTACACGAAGGCGCAGCGTTTCGAGCGAATGCTGCGGGCGGCGACATCTGGCAAGCTGGACTTTTCTGGGCTGAAGAACTTCCCTGGCAAGACGCTGGAAGAAGCCGCCGCCAGCATGCGGAAGATGGAGTCGGTTGCCTTCTCAATGACGGCACCGATCGCCCAGATCGCAAAGCAGACAGAGACGATGTCTGCGTCTATGCGTGAAGCGTTTGCTCCAGCCTTGATCAAGGCACAGGCCGAGGCCGAGAGGCTTCGTGACAAGCTTTCAGAAGTGGGGCAGACAGTAACGCAGGGCGAACTTCTTGAGGGGGAAAAGCAAGTCGAGCGGCTGGCCGATGCATTCAGAAACCTCGGCGAAGCGGCGCAGATGGCCGGCAAGCTGTCGTCAGGCAAGGGTTTTCGGTTCTCCCAGCCGGTCGCGTATGACGAGTTGAGCCGGGCATCGACGGCAGACGCAAGCGTAACAGCACTGCCAGCAAACCGAATGACCCCGTCGCTGGTCAAGCTTATTCAAGAGCAAAAGGCCGCAGCAGATGCTGTGGCGCAGTACAACGCTGCCCTTCAGGCCAGCCCGTCCGCAGAAGCGCAGGCCGCGTTGAACGCGCGTGTTGCTGCGTTGCGGGAGGTAACCGAGGAGATCAACCGCCAGATCGCTGTCTACGACAAGCTTGACGCGCAGGCGGCCACGATCAAGAGGACGAGCGTTGCCTTCGACCAGCTTCGGTCTTCCGCCGCGACCGCGTTGAGCGGCCTGCCGCAGAACCTTGACCAAGCGAAGGCAAAGTACGACCAGATCGTCGTGTCCCTCGGCAAGTTGTCCGCAGAACAGAAGAGAGCTTTTGCCCCAGGCACGTCTGGAGGTTTTGCGGTTGACAGCCTTGCGGGTGCTGTCACCTCAGAGCAGGAGTCGCAGCTAGGCAAAGCGCTGAAGCTCATTGCCGAGATCGATGCACAAATCGCCAGCATGCACAAGATTGACATCGATGCAAAGGAGGCCGCCGCCGAAACGGAACGACTCCAGCAGAGCATCGAAAAGATCATCAGCACCTATACCGATTTGGGTCAAACGTCCAAGTTTGTGTTCACTGGGCAGGCCCAGAACATCAAGCAAGCCTCGCAGCAGTACAGCCAGCTTCTGTCTGAAATCAGCAAGATGTCTCCGGCAATGCGGGCGTTTGCCAGCGCCAAAGTCGAGGCCAGCGACAAGGGCATTCGCGGGATCATGGCGAGCGGCGACGAAACCAAGCTGCCCGACATGCTCACCTACATCGGCCAGATGCAGCAGGTGGTTGACCAGCAAAATGCCGAGAGCGCCGCCATCAAGCAGACCAACGACGACCTCGCGAGAAAAGACGCGAAGGTTCAAGAGGTCATAAAGCACTTCAGCGAGATGAATGACGCTGCCGACTTTGCTTTGTCTGGCGAGGCCAACAACCTCAAGCAGGCAACGCAGCAGTATGAGCAGATCATCGCTGAGATCAGCAGGCTTCCTGCTGGCAGTCGTGAGTTTGCCGCAGCAAAGTCCGAAGGCCCGCAGAGGGCCGCGGCAGGATTCATCGCCAGCAAGAATGAAGACAACCTGCCTGACCTCAAGAAAGAAATTGACGAGTTGCGTCAGATTCTTGAATATCAGAAGTCTCTGGACGCTGCGGCAAAAGCGACAATCGCGGACAACGAAAAGCTAGCGCAAGTGACAGAGAAAGCGGCATCTGCACAACGCAGGCTCGCAGACGCACTCGCGCAAGCCTTCACGGGGCAGGCCCAGAACGTCGATCAAGTCAGTTCGGCCTACGGGACGCTGATCTCACGAATCGAGAAGCTCACCGACGCACAGCGGGCGCAGCTTCAGGCCACGCACGGCAGTTCCCTGGCAAACGTTGGTAACAGCATCGCCCGCCCCGATGGGCCGGATGGTGCGATGTCGCCGCAGCAGTTGGCGGACGCACAGCTTGACCTGGCGTCTGCTGGCAGAGCGGTTGACATGTTTGAAGAAGACACGAAGAGTGCCAAGAAGCTAGATGCCGCCGTCACGGCCCTAAACGACAAGCTGCGAGACATCGCCAAGTCGATCGGTCGCCCAGCAGACCCGATCGATGAACTTGACGCCGCGGTGAAGAAGGCCACTGCCGACGTTGAGAAGATGAAAGACCCGGCAAGGAAAGCTATAGGGCAGGCCGCCCTAACGCAGCTTCAGGGGCAAGTCACCACCGTCCAGGGAATGCCCGGTGACGCGGCGGCAAAGGCTGGTGCGATCAGCAAGGTGGCGAGCAACGCTGGCGACGTGTCTAAGTTTGCAAACGAGAAGCAGGTGGTAGACATTTTTGGCGATGCGTTCGGGTCTGCGGAACGCAATCTTGACCAACTGAAGACGAAGATCATCTCAGTTGGCGGCCAACTTGAGAAGCTTCCTATGCCGATCCAATCAAGTCTGGCACCGGCAATTGCTCGAGTGCAAAAAATGTTCGTGGATATGGGCAACAATCCTACCGCCGACCAGTTGAGGCAAGCCTCCCAGGAAGCCGAATCGCTTGAAAAGCGGATAGGCCGCCTTTCGCAGGCGATGAAGTTTGACGGTGATTTCAGCGACTTCATTGACCAGAATTCAGGCAAGGCATACGAAGCACAGCTTGCATCGATTCAGCAGCGATTCTTGGCTCTCGGAGCAGCGGCCGGCGGGCCAACGGCGTCTGCCATCAACAAATACAGGGAGGCTCTCTCTGATGCTTCGGCATCCGGCACCCTCGGCACCAAGGCAGTCCGCGACCAGATGGAGCAACTCGCAGCATCCATAGCCAAGGCTGCGCAGGCAGAAGGACTTCTCAACAAGGGGCAGGCCGCATCGTTCTTGACCGGCCTGAAAAAGAACTTTGGCGACGTTGGCCGAGGCGGCGCAGACAAGTTCGCCCTGGGGTTGAATCAAGCGGCCTACGCCGTGGACGACTTCATGTCGGCTACTGGCGGGATTGAGCAAAGACTTCGTGCTGTATCAAACAACATCACTCAGCTTGGCTTTGTGATCGGCGAGACAAAAGGGCTGATGATTGCGTTGGGCGCAGTAATTGCTACCCAGGTCGCAATTGCTTTGTACAAGTTCTCGACTGGAGGAAAAGCTGCCGAAGACACCTCTAAAGTTCTCAACGACGCTCTTGACAAGCAGAAGAATACAGTCAAGGAACTTGCCGACGCATATGCAGGACTTGCTAAAGAGATGGCTAGGTCGGCAGACGCTGGCAAGGGCGTAGATAGGGCTGCGAAGATCGAAAAGCTCGAAGAACTCCGCAGAACCACCAGGCGGCAGCGATCCGGCGATTTATCCGAAGGCGTGATGAACGAGACAACCCTGCAAGAGTCACTTTCCAGAAGGATGAAGACCGCTTACAGCCCAGGCCGCGCGATCTCGCTACAGATGGAGATGGAGTCTTCGCGGGCGCGTGAGGGCGTGGCAAGGGTGGGTGCTTCGGCGGGCGTTCCGACAATCGACGCATCCGAATTGCAGCAGGTGCGGCGAGACAGGGCCGCAATATCAAACTACCTGACAAACTCATTCTCTGCTAGGTTCAAGGAGGCAACAGGGCTTGACAACACCTACGCCGACAGAAAAAACCGCATTCAGGGTGAGAAAGAACTTGCACAACTTGATGCGATCATCAAGAAGTTTGAGGACTCTGTTTCAGAAGGTGCCGACCGGCTTGCCCGTAACATCGTTATCGCATCGTTGTCTGCGAGCGACAAAATTTCAGCGGCGCAGTCATCTGTTGCCGACGCAATAAAGAAGGGCGTCAAGGGCGCTGCCGCTTTCCAGTTTGAACTTGACGCCGCTGGCCGCGCGCTCTCCAACGCGATGATGGCATTGCACGACGCTGCCCTTGAAACAGACCCAGACGTAAAGGCTGCGCTCACACAGCAAGCGCAGCAGCAATACCGATCAGCCACTAACGCAACGACTTTCTTGCAGGGCCGTTCAAAGTCCATGCGACTGAAAAACGGAATCGGAGGCGAACGCGCAACGAGTGCGCTGGCCGACATCCAGGGTGACTTCAACATGCGGAACGAGTCCGCAGGAAAGACCGCACGACTTCAGCGGACAGTTGTTGACGAGCAATTCGCTCAAGAAAACTTTGCCTCCAAGACAAGCGCCGCTGCTGCCGCTGCTGCCGCCGCAGACGAAAACATGCGCAACGCGGCAACCAAGACAAGAGAGATGAGAAAGGCGCAGCAGATTGCCGAAGAGGATTTGGCGGCAAAGGAGCAAGCGCAAAGGGACAACCCGCGAGAAAACATCATCATCCCAGACCCGTGGGAAAACATGTATGAGAAGGATGTGCGGGAGGCCCAAGCAGCAGTAGAGGCGGCCAAAGCGGCCGTTCAGGCTGCAAGAGACGAACAGATCGCTGCGGCCATTACCGCTGGAGCGCAGACGGCCGCGGCAGAAGCCGAGGTAAAGAAGGCAGAGAAAGAGCTTGAGGCCGCCCAGGCTGCGTCCGAGTTTGCCGCCGCACTCGCCGAGGCCGCGATGGCTGTTGAGGAGGCCACAAGCAGAGTAAGAAAAGTTCTGGGAGACGCCCTCTCTGCGTCAACAAGCAACGCAGATGCCGCGCAGAAGAGATATACGGACGCCCCAACTCAGGAAAATAGGACAGCCAAAACCAAAGCAGAGAAGAGATTAATTGAAGACGAAGAGAAGATCGCAATCGCAAACAACGCTCTCTCGAAAGCGAGGGCTGCGGCAGAACAAGACCCAGAGGTAAAAACGTACAACCAGCGTTCTGAGCAAATCCGCAAAAAAATCTTGGAGCTTGAAGAAGGCGCTAGATTTGGTCAACCCCTGCCGAATGTCCAAGATAAAATCGAAGACCTCCGCAACGAGGAGGCATCAATCGACGCCGCCCGCAAAACCAAGGTGCGCGAAGAGCTTTATGGGTCAGGTGCGGCAAGGGCTGCCGACAAGATCGCCCAGGACATCGCCTACGAAGGTCGCCGGCAACAGAGCGTTGACAATGAGAAGGAGCGGGTAAAAGCCGGCAAGGAACTGGTGAAGACAGAGTCGCAAAGGCGGAAGAAGGCAGCGACCGACGAGGCTGAACTTGTTGGCGGTGCGGCGGCCGAGATCACCGACGCTGGCAAGCGGTCGCAGTTTGTGCAGGACTACTTCAACAACAAGAAGCAGGAAATCCAGACCACGCTCAAGGGATACGAAGACGAACGAACCAACGCGATCATGGGCGGGCCTTCGCGGGCGGCACTCAACGCCTCCGACGTGACCACGTCGGCCGGCTCAAGCGAACTCAACCGCCTCCTCCGCGGCGACGACGCCAGCAAGGACGTGAACTTCGCCGAAATGAAACACCAATCGGAACTGCTGGCCGAGATCAGAGACGGCATCAGAGACGCCACCGGCATCATCGTCAATTAAGGAAAACCATGGCAGACTTGAATTTCGGATGCTCTTATTCAATCGGCAAGGATAATCTGAGCAACAGCGTCAGCGTCTCCGGCGCGACGGCAACCATGAACAATGCTGGCTTCCAAAGCCAGACACTCCTGCTCTCGGGGGCGGCCGTTTGCATCAGCACGGCCAACCTGACGGCGGTCGGGATGGCGTTCATGCGAAACCTGTCCACCAACACGGCGGCAACTGCCGCGATCGGCCTGCTCACCGGCGGCACGTTTGTCCCGTTTGCCAACCTGCGGGCCGGCGAGCCGGCGATTCTTCGGCTTTCGGCTGGTGCCACCTACCAGGCCACGGGGACTGCCGGCACTAGGCTCCGCATCGACATTACGGAGGGCTGAACATGCCGATTGCATCAAGTGAGCTAGCCCAAGGGCAGGCGTTCTCCCGCAGTGCGGACGGCGAAGGCTCTCAGAGCGACACGTTTGATCGCGTGTTCAAGGTGCTTCTCTCCTCCCCCAACGAAGTCTACAACCCGCAGGACTTCTGCAACGTCTACATCGGCTCTGCGCACCCCCTCAACAACGACCTGACGTGCCGGTCTTTTTCGGCGAAGTATGACGGCGAAAGCCGCATGGTCAATCTGGTCACTTTCAAGTACCAAAGCTACGCCAGCAACGAGGCATCAAGCGGGCAGACCGACCCGTACCAAAGACCTCCGTTTGAACGCAAGTGCCAATGGACGACAGAAACTTCGCTGATGGAGGTTCCAGCCGACACTTGGCTACCACAGGGCGGCGTGTGGCAGACGCCGATAAACCCTTTGGGCGAAAGGTATGATGGCGTTACCAAACAAGTGCCTGTTACGAATATCAAGGTCAGTCAGTTTGAGGCGTTCGACCCCCTTGCATGCCTTAATTACGTCGGCGCTGTAAATGAGTTCCCGTTGCAGTTCGGATCAAAGTTGCTTGAGTCAAGAACAGTTCTTTTTAGGGGTGCATCACAAAGACCTCACGTCGAGACGTTTCGCAATCTGACCATTCGAGGGTGGATTGTCACCTACGACTTTGTCTACAAGCGAAATGAGTGCAGATACCCAAACGCAAATGGAGTTCCAGTACTGGAGATCGTTGGATGGCGAAGGCTGCAACCGCTGGAGGGCTTCAATGTTATCAACGATGGGTTGGGAAATGCAGACGTTGACGAGCAGGGGCTGACGCTGGAACACGAAGACTTCAAGGTCAAGTACAACTTCCCTCTGGTGCAGCCGCTGGACTATGCGGCAAACACGCAAGGCAAGCGAATGCGGGCCATGGTTGGCTTCCCATGCCCGACCGGCGGCTGGGCGCAGCGGCCTTCATCAAGCCCGATTGCGTTGAACTACAACGGAACGCCACGAAAGATTGACCCAGCCAACAACAAATACCCACTGCTTCAGCTTTACGACGTGCAGCCGCCGCTTGATCTTGTCGCAGTCCTTGGATTGAGGCTCCCATAATGGCCGAAGGCTACCTCATTGGCCCAGACCTGCTGGGCAACATCCGCAAGACGATCGACGCTGTTGACAGCCTGGGGCTGAACAACATGAAGCCGACCCGCATCGAAACGCGGTTCGAGGAAGTCCAGTCCCCGCAGCAGAAGATTTTCCGCATCGGCACGTTCACGGGGGCGTGGGCGCTCAACGCGAGCAAGGTCGTCACGCTGCCGGTGTCGGGGTCAACGGTGGTGACGACGGTATCGGCGACCAATTTGTTTGCGTCGATCGCGACGGCAAGCTCATCGCGCAACTGCGGCATCGCGAAAGATGGCACGGCTTGGTATCTGATCGCGGCGCAGTGCGGATAGGAGAACGGCATGTTTATACCTGGGTGCTTTTGCTGCGGGCCTAGCGGATGCACGATACAAGTCAAGAACGGCGGCGGCAACACAGGCCCAGGTTCTTACTGGGAATCTATTGATGGCGAGGTGTACGACTACACACTGAGTGTCTGGAACCCAGCGACCTCCTCCTACCTTGAGCTTTCAAGAATCTTGGGCGCAGGAAACGCGCCAGGGGTGGTGCTGTATGAGAAGACAAACATTCAAGACTACGCCTTTAAGCCCGCCGGCACAAGAGATGCTTCTGTCGTAAGATTTAAGATGGTAAGAGGCCCAGACTACACATGCACAGACTGCGCTTCAGAGCCAAGGCTGTTCTTCACCTACTCTCAGCAGGGATATGAATTTAGTGAAGGCGTTCGCGACTACACCCTCGTAAACAATTGCAACGGATGCGAACCGATTGGGTGTCACTTGCCTGACCCCAAAAACTATGTCATAGAATTTGACTACACGGCAACAGCCACGTCGACGCACCCGCAGGAACTTGCGAGCCGCGTCGAGGAGGCAGTAAACATCGCGGTTCGGTACAGGCCGGGGGACGTTTTTTCGTACAGCCCCGACGCCATATACAGCAACGCAAATAACCTAAGAAACAGCCAAGGCTTTAAAGAAGAAAACTACTTCAGTCTTTCTGCGGCAACTCTTCAGGCTATGGGCGCTCCAGAAAGCTATGCTAGCAATCGGTTTTACATAGTCATGCTTGGTGGATACACGCCGGCCGTTTCGGAGTTTGCTGGTTCTAGTTGCGCGCTTTTTACCGGCGGCACCCCATATGTGAATTTAGTGTCTAACGTGACTCCATATAATTCGTCCTTTTTGTGGTATCTGGTTCGAGAAGTGGACGAGCAAAGGACTGTTTTTGGAGTTCCGATGATCACGTCAAACGGCAAGGCGCACTATTTAATGCCAAACGCGCTTATGACTGTATTTCAGTACCCAAGTTCTGTCATCATCGAGAATTCGTCTGACTGCGACCTTAGAAACGATGGATTCATCGTAGTTCACAGTGACAACGTAGAGCCAGTTCCTGGGCTGTATGGTGGGCCAGCGGCATTCAATCATGTCGGCACGACCGGAAGGATTTACTCTGGAAGTCACGTTTCATCAAAGTCGGTACTCGGCTACCCAGAGCCGTTTGTGTGGGCGAATTCGTATTGGACTGCCTGCGGTTTTGCTGGGAGTGGCACAGATCAATCGAAGTTCAGCGTTGCGAGCGTTACCATCGAGGGTTACCTCAACAAGAGGCCGACGATACAGGCAAACATTGCCGGAGTCATTCACATCAGCGCCGACAACGTCTACTACGATTTCTGGTGGCGAGTGTTTCGCGGGGCAACCAAAGTCATCGAGTACGGCAGCGACGATACGCCCGATGAAGGCGGCAACACCGGATCGATCACGAACACCTTCACAGTCTCCGTTGGCGACGTGATCACGCTGGGCGATCCAGGCGACTACAACGTCCTGACAAGCCTCCAAATCTGGTGGACACCCACATGAAATGCCCGCTCGCCCCAGTGAACCGCAAGTACGGACGCTGCACAGTCTGCCTGCGGCTGGCCCGCTACGCCTCCGGTGACGCCAATCGCGAATGCCCCGGCGAACCGCCGCCCCCCATGGGCCTCGGCGACATGGTCAAGGCTGGTTTGGACGCCATCGGCATCACGCAGGAGCGTGTTGCGGCAATTACGGGGGACTGCGGGGGGTGTGCAGCCAGGCAGCGGGTTCTGAATGAGTGGGGTGCTAAAATAGGGATAGGTGTTGATCCCTCTAGGCTACCGAGCTAGACTATCATGCGTTCGTTCGGCGATCTGGATACCGACGACGACACGCCCGCGGGCGGCGGCATTCCCGACGATGACGGCATGGTCTGGCTGGAGGGCAAGGATGGCGTCCAAGAAAAACCCGCTCCTCGAGAAGGTGCTGGCAAAGCTCTCGGCGGTGAAGCGAAACCCGTCATGGTGGGAAAAGGTCGAGCCAGAACACGCAGAGCTTCTCGCCGGCCTGCGTGAAGCGTGGCTGGCCGGCACGTTCGGCCCGCACCTCAAGCCCGCGGCCACCGCGATCTCCAAGACGCTCTCCGAAGAGAACGTCGCGACCATCGGCCCAGACAGGGTTGCCGTGTGGCTAAAAAGAGCCTAGTAGCCAAGGTCGCCGCTGCACTGCCCATCCCCGCAGACGCCCCCCAGGTGGTCGAAAAGCAGGACGGCGAGGCCCGCGAGCATTGCACGGTGTCGGAGTCGATCCGCACCGTCGAAGACCTCCTGCGGCACATCGGTGCCGACATGACCCGCTTTGAGGTCGAGCGGAGCGAGGCAACCAAATGGGCGGTCGGCGCGAAAGACCACGCCACGGGGCAGGTGACCGTCACCGACCTGCACCGGGTGTTCGTCAGACTCCGACCCAAGGGCGGAATGGGCCAGCGGGAGGCCGTTGAGGCGATTCTGGAGGGCGCGAGGCGGTCTGTTGTCTACCGGCCGGCAAAACGGCACAAGAGGCGTCCTGCGGGCATCTGGCAGGTGCTGGTGGTGGCCGATCCACATTTTGGGAAATACTGCTGGGGAAGATCGACCGGCGGCGACGACTACGATCTGGCGATCGCAGAGCGGCTGCTGCGGGAGGCGTCCACCAGACTGATAGATGACGGCGATACGGTGTTTCGCCCCGAGCGTCGGACGATCTGCCTCTGCGGGGACATATTCCACTACGACTCCCCCGCGGGGCAAACCACCGGCGGGACAATGCTGGATCGTGACGGCCGCATTCAGAAGATGCTTGAGGTCGGCACCGAAGCGATCTTGAATCTGATCCATCGGTCGGCCGAGACATGCCAGACCGACGTGCTACTGGTGGCCGGGAACCACGACGAAGCCCTGTCGTGGGCGCTCCATCGCATCCTCTTGATGCATTTCGCCAAGGACAGGCGGGTGACGGTGGCCGACTCCTACACCCACCGGGCATACACCAGCCACGGCAAGAATTTGATCGGCATCACGCACGGCAACACAGCGAAGAAGAAGCTGGCGGAACTGATGGCGTATGAGGCCGCCGACAAATGGTCGGCCTGCCACTACCGCGAGATGCACACCGGCCATTTTCACAGCCAGGCAGCCATCGACACGATCTCGTCGGTGGTCGTTCGGACGCACCCCGCCATCTGCCCACCAGACGACTGGCATGCGGCCCATGGGTTCGTCGGCAGCCGCCGGGGGATGGAGACGTTTTTCTACCGCCCCGAGGGTGGCCTGGCGGGCATGTTGTTCGCTGGCCCCGAGGAGGACGCGAAATGATGACAGAGACTCAGTTGCTCCGCTTGGCTTGCACCACGGCGAGGGGGCAGTCACACGACGCCAGAACGCAATGCGCCGCACTGATCGTGAACTTGGATGAAGACAAGCTGGCTTGG